ATTCAACAACACAGGTTATAAAGCGCGGCGGAGGCAACTGGTAACAAGTGGCTGAACCTATAATTTCTTTTATTCCTGAGAATGACAAGGCTTTTGCTAGGGGCTTAGAGCGCATGGCAAAAGCAACAGGTGACTTTAGAATCCCATTTGGATTAATAGGTCGCCATTGGTATCAAGGAAATAAAAAGATTTTTGCTTTAAAATCTGCTGGGTTATATCAGGATTTCGGGGGCATGAATCCTAACGAGAAGGTAAGGGTTAAGGGCCGACTAGTTACGAAGAGAGTAGCGGCAAAGTTTAAGAAGCAAAAAGAGCATGGCTTTGTATATCCAATGCTAAAAGCAACAGGAGCTTTAGAGGCTTCATTAAGTTCTAGAAGTGGTAGCGGCGCTGTTTTTTTCGCAGGCAGAAAAAACCTTGTAATGGGGACTAATATCTCTTACGCTAAGTATCATCAGTCTGATAAGTTACCTCGGCTAAAGCTGCCACAGAGAAAGGTAGTTTTTATAAGTGGTGGTCCTGCTGAGAAAGCTAAGGACTCAAGAATATCAGGCAGGCGTGAAGCATGGTTGAATATAATTAATGATCATATTAATCAAATAGTAACAGGGAAAATTTAATGGCTAATTACACTTATGACGTTGAGCTTTTTATAAAAGATGTAAGAACAATTCTTACAACCCATTTGAATAATAAAATAACAGCGATCAATTTAGAGAAGCAAAATGAAACAGACGAAACTGATGATAATTTTGATATTCCATTAATACAATCTAATGCTTTTTATTTTCACCACATACCAGATATAAGATCATTCAAGCAATTTTTAATTTACGGTCTTCAGGATATTAATATAGAAGATGCTCAATATGATGATCAAATACAAAAGGTTTCTTTATTTATAGAGGTAGCCATTTCAGATCGCGGTGAGCAACAAAACGAATCACAGATTTTTAAATTATTAAGATACACACGCAGCCTTCAAGAAGTTGTCAACGAAAACTTTGACTCAATTCGGAGTTTTGGCAAATTGAAAGTGGATAGTTTACCACCTACTTTAATCACGGTAAATGGTAAGCGATTAAAATCAGCAGGCATTGTAGTGACAGCCTCATTCAGTGTCAGGTGATGAAAGGAGAGAGTCATGTTTAATAATGAACGTGATAACGAGCAAAAACATATTGAGCCAAAACTTATTATGGTTAGGCCATTAAGAGATTTTAAAATTGTTCACAATGAACATTGTATAGAATTAATTAAGGGTGAACGCGTAGAAGTTCCAAAGATGTTTGTTCAAAATTTAAAGACTGAAAAAGTCATAAAATAAGGAGTATTACATGGCATTATCTACAAATAGAATTGTCTATGGTATTCATTCAATGGCACCTTACCAAAGAGCTGACGGGCTTCCTTACGGGATTCTGAAAGTTATCGGCGGCGGAGCCTTGGCATTGAGTGCTGAGTTTGAAGATTTATTTGGCGGATCTAACAAGTACGCGTGGGCATCAGAGGCTAAAACAATTAGCTCTGAGTTTACTGCGTCTGTTAAATCTATGCCTGATTTTCTTTTTGAAGTATATTTAGGAGCTAGTGTTTCCTCTACTGCTGCGTCTGCAACGGGGTCCATTGTTGATTCTCTTGCAAACGTAAAAGGCGTTAGTGCTTTTGATGCAGCTACAGGTATTGCAAGCATTGGCATTAAGTCGGGCTCTGAAGCTGATCTTAAGGATGCTAAATATGTTGTTAAGGTTGCCAGCCCTACAACTGTTGATGTTTATATGTTGACAGATATTGCGGCTGATAAAGGGACTGATATCTCTTATGAGGATGATGCGCTTAAGATTACAGCCTCGGCTATAACAATCGCAACAGGAGCGGCTGTTGATATTCCTAATACTGGTTTAGAGTTCACTGGTGGGTCTGGAACTATTGCAATGGTTGCTGATGATACAGCAGACTGTAGAGTCGCGGCATCTCATGGCGGAGTAAGTGAAATCACTATTGGTGAGTCAACTTCTACTTTTCCTGAGCATGGTGTTGTTGCTTTATCAGCCAAGAGAGCAGATGGCAGCTTGTTTGAAATTGATATTTTCAAAGCAGTTGGCGGCGGATTTCCTATCTCTTTAGAAGAGACAGTTTTCGCTATTCCTGAGCTTACTTTAAAATTATTATATGATAGTGACAAAAACGCTATCGCGAAAGTAACTGCAACAGCAGGATAATTTCTTTAATGGGCCTCTTTCGGGGGGCTCATTCTATATCTGATTTATCAGGCCGATAATTCAGCGCAGCAGAGCCAACCCACTCAGAAATATTTCTATCAGTATAAAGCCCAGCCTTTAGTTTTATTTTATTATACTCTTTCTCAGTCACTCTAAAGGTTATAGTTTTTAGCTTATTGTTTTTTCTCTTTTTTAGTCTCATGTCTTACCTTTTGTATGACAAATAATAACTTGATAAAAAAATAAATTCAACTAGAATTATGGCATAAGGAGACAACATTTTATGAGCATAGCCTATAAAGATTTAAAACCAAGTGATGCGACATTTGTAATGAACAAAAAAGAATATGAATTAAGACCTTTTGATTTAACTGCTCAGGTGTGGGCATCTGAATTTTTTGCAACCAAAGAGCAACCGAATGGTTTAATAACCTTAAGCGAAAAGATTGCAGACTTCGGCAACTTCTCAGCACTATATAATTGCATATGGCATTTATTAAAAAGAAAAAGAGACTTCAATCATTTCTCTAGTTTTTTAAGTCAAGTAGAAAAGGGTGATGAAGATAAAGATAGCACTGGTTTAACGGGTGATATGTATAGAGCTTTTGTTAAAACGCTAGGCGTGAGTCAACCTCAGCTTGAAAACATTCAGGAGGAACTCGAACTAAAAAAGCAATCAACGGCGGTAAACTAGAACGTGAAGCTTGTTATGCGGAGCTTTATGATTTATTCGCTGTTAATTATGGTTATAGTTTAGAAGCATTTTATAGTTTAACATTAAGGCAGATTTTTAATTTAAAGAGGGTTATTGATGAGAGAAAAACAACAGAGCTTGAACAAAAAGCTAAGCTTCATGGGAGGGAGTTTCACGCGCCGCCTAAACCGTTAAAGGTTAACAAAGAGGATAGGCAGTTTTATGATGATCATGCTGACAAAGTATTGCAACGAATGAAGGATAAGCACAAGAATGGCAACAGACAACGAACTACTGATTCGGATTAATGGAAACGCTAAAGACTTTTTAGACGAAATTGATAAGATAAATAAAAGAACCAAAGACCTACAACGCGGTCTAGGGAATGTTGCTAAAGCTTCAGCAGCAGGCTTTGTTATTTTAGCTGGTGCTGTTGGCCTCGCTGTTAATGAGTTTTCTAAATTTGAAAAAGAGTTCACTAATGTTCAAACCTTATTAGACAAAAGTAGTTTTACAACTAAGTCTTTAGCCGAGGGTGTTAATGATTTAAAAAAGGGAGTACTTGAGCTTGGAGCATCATCAGGCGAAAGTTTTGAGAATTTAAACAAAGGTTTATTTGATATTATTTCAGCTACTGGTGACGCTGAAAACGCTATGGGTGTTTTAGAATCCGCGACTCAATTAGCCATTGCAGGCGGCACCGATGTCTCAACCGCTGTGGATGGCTTAACAACATCTATAAAAGCCTTTGGCCTAGAAACTAGTGACTCTCAAGTAATCGCAGAGAAATTTTTTCAAGCTCAGAAGGGTGGTAAAACTACTGTTGCAGAATTAGCTGACTCTGTTGGTTTGGCTGCTGCATCTGCAAATGCTTTTGGTGTATCTCTTGACGAATTATTAGCGGCTTCATCTGCTGCAACTCTAGCTGGTATAAAAACAAAGACAACTTTTACTGGATTAAAAGCTGTGTTTGCTGGAATATCTAAACCAACAGAAGACGCCGCCGCCGAAGCTAAAAGATTAGGGATTGAATTCAACACCACAGCTTTAAGAAGTAAGGGGCTAGAGGGTTTTCTAAAGTCGTTAACATCAGCTAATGGGTTTACTAAGGCTTCTGTAGAAAAATTATTTGGATCAGTTGAGGCTCAAAATATTTTATTCTCTCTTACTGGTGCTCAGGCTGAAGACTTCGCAAACCAAATAAAATTATTAGGTGATGAACAAAACGCGGCTGCAACTTTCGCTGATGCATTAGCTGTAAAGCAAGCAACAACAGAGAGAGCTATGGGCCGACTGAAAAGCTCAGTTACTTCTGTAGCCATTACATTCGGAGAAGCATTTGCTCCTACTATAAATAAGGTTGCTGACGCCCTAGCATCTATGGCTAAGTTTGTAGCTAGCCTTGATAAAAGACTAGTTAAATTTATAGCTGGTGTTGTAGCTGTCACGGCTGCATTACTTGGAACAGTCACGGCTGCCACATTATTAGCTCTTGGATATTTAAAAGTTAGAACTGTTTTAGTTGCGTTAGACGCATCAACAAAGATAGCAGCAGCAGGCCAGTTTATAATGAATACAGCTATGACTGTAGGGGCCAGGGCCGCAAAGATTTTTGCTGTAGGGATGAGGATCGCAACACTGGCTGTTAGAAGTCTGGCTGCTGCAACTGGCATCGGTTTAGTATTAGTTGCTATCAGTATTCTGGTAGCCAACTGGAAAGAAACAGTTGCAGTCTTTAGGGGAACCATAGCAGGCTTAAAAGTTATATTCAGCGCATTAGGTAAAGGTATCAAGGCCACATTCTTTGACGCTTTCG